AGTTTAGTATTCTCTGTTCGAATCAAATCATTACTTACAAACTGAGATGATCTCTTATAGGTCATCTCTTTTTTCATGTCACTTAAAAATTGCTGTAGATAAGATCTTCTTAAAATACTGATAGTAGATTTTTTGATATTCTCTCTTACTTCATGTTCATAATTACTTATTCCTACAACTGGATTTAATGTTGCGCCTGGTTGACCTGGTTTTGGAATTGTGAAATTACTATCAACAACTTTCCCCTTTGGTAAAATTAATCTATTTTGACTATCTTTGACTTCCTTTGTCTCAAAATGATGCACTGAATTTATATCATTACCGTATTTTTCTAAAACAAAATCGTAAAGGTCTTTGCTTGATAGTGGCCATTCGTTCCTTACATTGATAATACCTGCCGACAATAAAACAACCCAATCAAGGTCTGATTTACCATATTCTATTTCTGCAACTGTATCAGGTCTTTCACCTTCTTCAATAAAACGTTTATTGAATAGAGTAAAAACATTCTTCAAGTCATCACGTAATTTCATTCTACGAAATACATTTTTTGCAGTTACATAATCAGAAGCACCTGTGCTATTTGCAAATGGTGACTGATATTCAAAATTTGGTAGTTCTCTAAAATAACTCATTAGAATCCAACTCCTTCCCTACCTTCTTCCGAATCATAATCCTCAGCGTAGATAGGATTTAACTCTTGGAATGACAAGTCAAGTTTCATGTGAACTGGTGTAGCATCATCATAAGTTGTATATGTTCCTGCACCTGTATAATTCACTGCCATGTTCAAAAGTGCCATCGGTTTAAATTTATGTAAGAAATTATGATTTCTTCGACCTGTCTTGTAATTAAGTTGAAATACATTAGGTGAACGAAGAAATAGTCCTGATGTATTAGACCCACCATCTGCAGATTTTCTTGCTTGCATATTCTGTTTAAATATTCTGAATATTCTTTTGATTGTATCACTCTCTCTTTCATCTCTTGGTGCTAAGTCAAATGTAAAATTAAAAGATCTTAATGTTACACCATTGAAGAGTAATTCCATATTTGGATTTATGATTTGACCAGAGGATCTTGACAAAACTCCATTTAATGATGTATTACCACCCAATATATTCACTGCTTTTGATGCAAAAAACGATGAAGTTAAATCTTGTGTGCTTTTATCACCAGCTGCATCCACAATATTTCCAGTAAAATTTTTCACACCTTGAAATATACCCTTTGCGAGATTACCACTTTCAATTGCTGTCTTTGTTGCTTTTAATCCAGCAGCTGCTAGTCCATTTATATTATCGTCACCCCAACCTACAGCGTTTGAATCTTGTATATTTTCAGGAATCGGTAGAAATATAAAACCTAATGGATTTTCAATATTTTCTTGTAATGCGTCAGTGGATGTTCCTAGTGATAGTCCTTGACCTTCTTCAGAACCTAATTCAAATCCTGGTGGTTGATATTCAACAACTCTTACCTCTAAGTAGTCACTGTCGGTATCAATACGAGAGTTAGGGTATCTTAAAGGTGAAAATTTCTTTGACCTTCTTGAATTACTTGTGTTAGTGGGTATATTAGTTTCTTCAATAACTGTATTATCAACTGGACCGACACGACCAGTATTACTGATCGTGCCATCATTACCTATCTTTTGTAGATTATGAAAGTATTCTTTTGTGTATGTGCCTTCACCTTTTTTATCAAATAATTGTCCTGCGAATCCCATTTATTTCTCTTTTTTTATGTATTTAGCCGAATATTACCAAAAGGAATCTCTCTGGCATCAGCGAGTTCATCAGAATTTATTTCATAGAGTCCACCAGCAATTTCATTCCATGTATATTTTCTCATTTGACCCCAGTGAAAGTTGATACCTTTGAATCCCCATTCAAATATTTCAGTGACTCCAACTAAAGGATTTGAGTCATATTGAATATTTGGAGTTTTAGGACTGTAAATGAATGTATAATATCTACCCACTTGTGGTATTTTACTACCCTCAGTTAATGCTTCCATTAAATTTATCATTAGATCATCTGGATCTTCAGTGCCAATTACACTATCAACCACTGATCTTACACGATTACTGTTATCATCGGTTGGACGATTCATTTCTTGATTCCTAGTTCTATTTCTGTGATAACTTTAAACTCCCACATACGATCAGCACAAAATTCTCTTGCCGCTTTCCACTTTGCTTGATTTTTAGCATACTCATATGCTTCACGGATATATCCTTTTGTTTGTCGTTTTGGTTTTTTAGGTGGACTTGTTTGCTTCTTTGGTTTGACTTCTATCAGATACTTTTTAATTGAATTAGATTCTTTGACTTTGATGTAGAAATCTGGAAAGTATCGATGTACTCGATTGTCAACTGGTGAGCGATAGGGTAAGCATATCTCCTCACTTCCCCATTCTAATATATTCTCATTTGTATCACAGTAAACCATAAATCTTCTTTCCCAAAGTGACCTATAAATTACTTTTGTTGGGTCACCCTTATACTTTCGAGTATTCGATGGTTTATATTTACCTTTATAAGACATCTAAATAGTTTATAATATAGAGATATAGAGTATTTAGATGGTTAGACCAAAGAAAATATCTGAATTCAAACCCCTATTGACAAATGTGGCACAAACGTCGCATTATCAAGTATTTTTTGATGGTTTGTCACCAGATTTATTTACATTTTTAGGACAAAAAAATGTAGATAGAAGATTTATTACTGAAAATTCAGGACTATTATGTAGTGCTGCTTCCATACCTGGCAGTGCTTTAGCAACAAGTGATATCTTTGGAAACTTTACTGGTGTTCAGGAAAAGTTTGCACACACAAGAATATTCAGTGAAATGTCGTTAGAGTTTTATGTTGATAAAAATTACAAGATGATCAAGTTCTTTGAACACTGGATGGATTACATATCAAGTGGGTCGGAGAAAAGAAGAATCACTTCATTCTCAAAGGCATCACCAGGATATTTCTATCGTATGAGATATCCAAAAGGTAACTCAGGTTATAAGTGTGATAAGACGAAGATTGTTAAGTTCAATGTTGACTATAAAAAAGAAATAGAGTATACTTTTATTGGTATGTTTCCGATTAATCTTGCATCTACACCTGTGCAGTATGGAAACTCTGATGTTTTAAAAGTCAATTGTACTTTTAATTATGAAAGATATATTGCTGGTGAGTCAACCAATTTAAGCATCAAAAGAGGATTATCTGAAAATAATTCCTAAAACCTGCCTATATAATATACTAAAAATAATATTATGCCTTTACCAAGAATTGCAACCCCGACGTATGAATTGGTTTTACCTTCTTCGAATCGAAAAATAAAATACAGACCTTTTTTAGTTAAAGAAGAAAAACTGTTGATTATTGCAATGGAGTCTGAGGATCAGAAACAGATTACAAATGCAATCAAAACTGTAATTGGAAATTGTATCTTAACTCGTGGAACAAAAGTTGATAAGTTATCGACATTTGATATTGAATATCTATTCTTAAATATTCGTGGTAAGTCCGTGGGTGAGAGTGTTGAAGTGATTGTAACTTGCCCTGATGATAATGAAACACAAGTTCCCGTAGTTATTGATTTAGATGCAATCAAAGTTCAAAAAGATCCTGAACATAAACTTGACATTAAACTTGATGACTCTCTTACAATGAGAATGAAATATCCATCACTGGGTGAATTTGTTAAGAATAACTTTGATGTTGATAATATCGGAGTGACTGAATCATTTGATATGATTACTGCATGTGTCGATCAAGTATATAATGAAGAGGAATCTTGGACATCATCTGATTGTACAAAGAAAGAGTTGACAGAGTTTATTGAACAGTTAAGTTCAAAACAATTCAAAGAGGTTGAAAAGTTCTTTGAAACAATGCCAAAACTCTCTCACAAAGTGAAAGTTGTAAATCCGAATACAAAGGTTGAGAATGAAATAGTTTTAGAAGGGTTAGCGTCTTTTTTCGAGTAGGTATGGCGCATACTGATCTTGCGTCATACTTTAAGATAAACTTTGCCTTAAT